CCGCCACTTCAGCAAGGTACTGGTCTCCCCCGGTGATACCGAACCGATATCCACCTATCTGAGGGTAGATTCTCGGCACAGTTCCCATTCTCACAAACTGTTTCCAAACTGGATCAACCGCCTTATATGATGCTAGGACTTGTCTGTCCAGCACATCGCCAAATAAAAGTGGAAAGTCTGAGGTCGTCAGCGCTTCCCTCAATAGATACTCATGGCGGTGCCGGGGAAGATGGTTGGCATTGCTGAGCAGGTCAATAGTCTCCTTTAGTTTCTGCTCATAGCCTTCGGGTCGTTTAATGTCGGAAAGGGCAATATACCCCTTCCAGTCTTCAACTAATTTCATCAAATCTGGCATTTTATTTTTCCTCCGTTATTTTTGTTTCTTCTTTCTCCTTTTGTGCTTGTGCTATGGTTTCCCGCACATCAATGTCCCTTTGAACCAAGTCATTCCCTATCTGAGCCCCTTCTAGTTGACCAATAAACTTGTCGATTTCCTCGACTCGCCTGGTGAGCTGAAGGCGCTCATAGGCTAACTCCCTGATTTTAGAGATGGTCGTTTCTTTACGACTTTTCAGATTGTCGATTACTGGGTCACCAGTTATTTTGATTTCCATAAATTTCCTTTCGTTCTTTGTTATGCCCAAGCCATGACGGGAATACCGTAAAGGACACCATCAATATTAATGGGAATTTTGTGGCTTGTACTCCAACCAGTCGCTACGATTTGAGCCTTCAATCCAGCACCTCTTCCGATTTCTGTATCAAACCATGCCTGAAGTGTACCCATCGTTCCATCGCCACAGATTTGAATCGCACACTGTGTTGCTGGAGCTACACCGCCAGGGCCACCCATTGCAATAGCAATCCCAAAACATTCGGTAAGAGAAGTTAGTGCTTCAAGAGAAGTAGCTACATATAAACCGTAGACTCGGGTAAGAGCACTAGCAGCATTGTTGACGTGAGTCTGGAAGCGCCCAGCGTAAAGGTCGCCGCCCGTTGATGCCGTGTCATCCTCGAGTCGCATATAGATACCACACATATCCTCATTGACATTTAGGATATTTTTGAGACCGACAAAACACTTCATCCAGGCATACTCCAAGCCCCATGATTCCTGAGCTTGACCTCCAGCTCTAAAATCTGCTATGTCAACTTCAAGATTGGAGATGACATTAGCTTCATTAATAAGAGATAGAGAACCAACATTGATGCTCTCCAGGTAGTTCGGTGACCAGTGAACCTTTACCGCCACCAAAGTCGGGACGGTCAAGCTACCGGTAACATCCCCCAGAACGTAGCCAAAGGGTATCCAGTCTTCTGGATTGTCTTCACCAGAAAGCGTACATAAAGGTGCTACTTCATTGGGAACTTTCTGAATGTAAACTGGATCACCCAACCGAAGGGCATGAAGATGTCCATCAATAGTGCCATCCGATTCCTTGCCTAGAACATTCAGGAAGAAAATCCCCTCAGTGTCTATGGCAATCAAATCAGTGGCAGCAACAGCACTTTGTAGCGCCACACCAACACCGACAGAACCTACCCCTGTTGCTCGGACAGGATTTCCGAAGATAACAGGGTCTCCCTTATCGACATATCCATCGGCTGCATGATAAGGGTGTATAAGCAGACTTTCCTCAATAGTAATATGTCTGCCTTCATATGTACTGGAGACTTGATCTCCAGCAGTTTTACCAGTTGATAAATATATTGCTGGCATTGTTTTACCTCCTAAGTTTTATTTGTTAAGATTGGCCCCACCACATCCACCAGAACCAAATCCAAGGCACTCCCATCCAATGGACTTTGACTGCTATGATTTCAGTTCCAGCTCCGGTGATGGCTTGCATGGAATAACCAATTACGGCCCATGCGACAGTTGGATCATCGGTAACTACTCCTGCGGCGGTTATAAACAGCGCTTGCCCTATCATTACTGAATTAATGGCGACTACTGAAAGCCGCCATATTCCCTCTGTGTCGATAGGGATATTTTCAGAAGTAGATGTTGCCGATTTCAAGGCTATGCCTACACCATCCCAAAAAGCTACGGGCTGTCCTTTATCAACTAGACCATCGCCGGGGTCTGCGTGAATGAGTACAATCTCTTGCACGTAAACATGGCGACCTTCAAAGGTTGACGAGACTTCTTCCCCTGCTTCTCGATGGGTGTCGTAATAATAATTGGTTGCTATTTCCGCTTCTTGCGCAGGTTCACCGACCATATTTACCTTCCTTCAACAAAGGTTTCTATTTGTGCATCCGTATATTCGGGATGCAACTTCTTGGCGGCTTCTTTAAGCGCCTTTTTGTCGGCTTCTGGGTCGAGTTTAGTATCGCCCATTCCCTTGACTTTGCCTGCTTCCGCTAGAGCCGCGATATAGTTCTCCTCAGCCTTGATTGCCTCTTCTAAACCATCGGCATTCTCGGCTTCTTTGAACTTCTCCAGGATTCTCGCCTTGCTCGGCTCCGGCAGCTCGGACTTGCCTACAGCCTCGTCTATTGCAGACTTGGCTTCAGCTATCTTTTGCGCCTTCTCTGCCTCGGCTTTCTGTTCCTTGAGTTCGCTGTTCTCCGTGGTCAAGGTTTCGTTAGTATTTTCCAGTTCCTTGATTTTCTCATCTTGTTCAGACATTCGTTTTACCTCCTTGATTATATTGGCTTTGATTTCAACCTCAATAGATTTAACCAAATCGGGGCGCCGTTCCTTCAAGGTTTCCAGATTGATTAAATCAACATCGTTTTCCTTATCAGTTTCAAACATCGTTACCATCCCACCAGCCCCAGGCTCGGTAACAAAATCTACAGAACGCACTCTGACTATGCGCTCGATTACGTTGGTTTTTACGCCTTCAATCTCCCCCTTGGTTGCCGTGCCTATTGAATTATGGGAAATGCCCATCTCCGGTAGCATTCCTTTATCTCTAAGGCTGGCTAATTTCTGTTGCATCCAGGGTTCAACGATAACAGCGTCGCCAACTACTCGCCCGCTCTCATCTATACGCACATTCTTCAATGTCGCTACCCAATCCCTTATCGACCTTTCGGGACGTGCCTTTTCGTCCTCTGGTGTGGGATGATCTGCATACATCTTCACGCCTTCATATAAACCATAATCTCGGCTCAATACTTCAGGCGGATAATATCTTTCCTTTGAGCTATTAAACCCGGGCTGTATGACGATTATCGTGGCAACGCCTTTAGAAGTAACAATCGCTTCTTCAAGACTTATCGTGTCAGTCAGGATGGTCCTGATTTCAGATTCCTTTACCCAGCGCGGTATATCCTCATCTTCTACCTCCAGGCTTCTATAAGCTGCCCTGATTTTCCTCTTCACGGCTGATAAGGCTTCTTTGGGGATTTCTACCTTTTGACCTCTAAGTCCGCCCGGGGATAGAGCCGCGGCCACAGCGCCTAATTGCTTGCGGGTTATTTTCTTGTCAAGGTCTTCCCACATACGAAGTTTCCACTCTGCGATATTATCAGAGGGGGCATAGGCATAGGCTTCTTTGGGAAACTTGATATCTTCCTCTGCCTTTACTAGCTCCTGCTCCTTTAGCCATATAAGAGTCTTGTCAGCCTCTTTGACCGCCTTCTTGACCTTCTCCTCATCTATCTCATCTTCTGATAAGAGTTCTTGGCAGAGAGCCACAATCTTCTTGATCCTGGCAGAATCAAGAGCTGCGTTCCGCTTACCGGTCTCCTGAATTATCATTGAGTATTTAGCTTGCAATTCATCTTTCATAGGTACCTCCGATTCTTTTGTTATCCAGTTGCCATCCTTGTCCTGTTCGTATTTCATTTTCACGGCTGCATAAGCCACTTTATTAGCACGTTCCTCATCTCCCTCATATTGCTTGAGGGCAGCGTTGAACGCATTAATGAATATCTCCTGTGCGTGTTTAGGCATATCCTTAATCTTCTCCGGCGGGTTATCTATTGAATATGGCTCTGATAACTTCATAACTTACCTCCTATGAAATAAAAAAAGAACCGCAGACCTGAGTTTCCTCAAAGCCTGCGGTTCCTCCGTTTAGCTTGGTGGCGGGTCTGGGAATTGAACCCAGTCCTCTAGTTTATGAGGCTAGTGACTTAACCATTTGTCCTACCCGCAATGATTAGTTATCTAATCTATATTTCCGTTTATAGTAACAGGATTCATGGTATGCTGTTCCCTTGTGAAATAAGCGGAGTTTGGTTTCTTCTCTATCATCAATAATTCTGCCAGTTTTGACAGTTCTACCAAAAGGGAATGGGGGTTCTGTTACTACAGCTTCAACATCCCCAGCACGGAAATCCTCATCGGTGAAAACACGGTTACAGATGATACATGAATCATTAAATCCCAACTTCACAATCTCAGCGACTAATCCTATCAAGGTTCCTCCTTTAATCCAGCTTGATTGTCCTTTCGACTTTTATCAGGGTTGCTTTACCCGCTCTTAGCTGTATTGATATTATACCATACTCAATCGGCCAGTCCACCTTCTCTAGTTGCCTCTTGAGTTCCAAGTCTTGTTTGTTCTCTAGTTCAAATTTGTCTATCATTTTATTATCACAGGTGCTAAAGCACATCTACAATTAGGGTGTGCAGGTGGCCTCATATCCCCACTGGGGAAAGCATCATTTAATGCGATAGCCCCGGCATTCCCATTTTCTTCGCATATCGGGCAGGGATCGGTCACTATCCACTCCTTGCCGGATACGCCCATATCTTTAGCCCTGTCCATAAATGCAGTCTCCAGAGCATCACAGGTTTCAGTTCTCGCGATAACCTCTGCCCTAGCCTTGCCCATATTGTCAAATGTTCTTCTTAAATCCCTGGCCAGCCCATCAATGCCTCGCTTGTCTTTAATGGCCTTTTCTATGGTGTTTCGCATTAAACCCCGGGTCTCATCATTTAGCCCCTTGACTAATGTGGCTGTGTGTTTATTGGCATAGTTCATCGCCTGCTGCATCGGCGGTCCCTCATAATAAATCGGCATACCGGTAGTCTTGGTTCTTCCCCACTCTAGCATCTGAGCCGAGCCCCTAAGATATGCAGTAACTAAATAGCCGTTCATCCTATACTGAAGGTTATCAACAAAAGCCGAGAGTATAGGGTCGATAAAGCCGTTAATGTCTGTTGGTAGTGTCATTCCTGCTTCACATTCCTATAATAAATTTGCTCTAGGGTGTTCCAGTCGATAGCCTGGTCAACATCTTTGAAATACTGAGCCAGCGACCTCTGCATCCCCTTCTCAAGCCGCTCATTCTGCTTGCTTGCGGGATTGGCCGGGATTGCCTCTTCTAAGGTGAGTATCATTTCGGTTACTTCATCTATTAGGTTCATGGGATAGTGCCATAAGTAAGTCGTATATTTTGAAGTACCTCTCCTGGATGCACTTCTGGTAATCTATTATGTTCCATTGTAATTACCACGCAGTCATCAAAACTGTCACCATCTAGCCCAACTTGAAATATCCTCCCACCCCGAAAACCCAATAGAGCCGCTAATTCATCTGTAGGAATTAGAATTTTTGCTCGGTGTTTCATTTATCCTCCTTCTTTAATGACTCTCGGAATAGGCGCAATGCTTTCGCTAATATAACATTCGGGTCGCTCTTGGCTATTTCTTTTAATTTGTCCAATACTTCACTGACATTGTTTACTCCCAGTGCCATGAGAGCTATTTGTTTGACATCATCGGAATTGGCAAACTCGGGGAACACCTGACTTATCAGGGATAGCGATTGAGCTATTGAAGCCGCTGCCTCTTCTGACACTTTAGGAAAGTCAATATCAATATACCTCTTATCTTCGGGTATATCGTTATGTTCCAGAACCAAGTCGAATATGTCCTCTAACGCACCCTGCCAAATAGATTGATATGATTCGCACATCTTTTGGACGGGGAGTTCTACTGTCTTGGCAGTTGCCAGGTTGCCGATTGAGATATCACCGAAATACTGCTCCGGCCAGCCTGTTCCTGCTGATATTTGAAGTTTAAGCATTCTCCCATCTTGCTGGGCTTGGCCAGCACCAGAATCAGTTTTAATTTGTGATAACTCAGCACCAGCATTTTCTATCCAAGTGCTACCTGATTTAATCTGTTGCTCATGTAGTTTACCTTTGGCAGCATCAACTGCTGTTTGTCCCCCCGCAAGTTTAAGTTTCATAACAAAGATAGCTAATGCTAATACTATCGCCACTCGGGAGGCCAGAAACTTCCGGTATAATTTAACCCACTCCAAGACAGGGAATAGATAGGAATTGCCCCTCTGCCCTAAGTCGTTAATCGCCAGATGGTAAACCAGGGCATCATCGGTCTTTTGTACCGTCGCCCATAGGGAATCCCTACATGGTTCATTTTTGATATTCTGGAATGAACGATAAAGGCTGATATGAGGAATACCATGCGTATCGCTCCATTCTCGCTTGTAAAATCTTACATTCTCCAAGTCGTCGGGATCAGTAACAAATTCAGTTATCTCTAAGGGGTTTATCCGCCTTATGGTCGCCTGCCCATTAGGACCCAAAAACACTGCAAGGAATATCTCGCCATCTATCAAAAGTTTGTCTGAGGACTTCCTTTGTCCCTTGGCTGAAAATAAAGCTTGGTTAGCCGGGGCATACCAGAACCCGGATAATGCTTTATCGGCATTCTTATCCTCGGCGTTCCATGTTATCCCGCTCCCGAAGCTATAATCAGTCATTAGATGAACAGCGCGTGAGGCCAATGGGTCCTTTAACGAATATAGCCGCGCTTCTTGAACAGTAGTCTTGCGCTGATCAGCCGGTATAATATTCGATGTCAACGCAGATAGGTTTATCCAGCCTGAATCCTCCAGGCTAAGAGCCTGCTCGACTTGCATAGTCGCTTCTTTTAATATCTCGTCAAATTCCTGTAATGTTCCCATTTTTTATATCCTATCTAATCCAAATTCCTTCATAGC